GCTCAGCGCCACGCACCCCGCACTGATACGCAAGAGAGAAGACCACGGCCTGCGCCTGCCACGGCAGGGAGGCGTAGGCCAGAGTATGCCGGCCGCGGTCCCACCACGGCACTACCACGTCATCCATGTAGCCGCGGTGCTCGGCATCCGTGAGCTCACGCGCCTGCTCCACCGTGAGGGTGAGCGGGCGGTTGCGCAGTACGCGGAGAGCGGCACCCCGACGCTGGCCTATATATATGGATATAGCATCTATCGTACCATCCGACACGCCCCAGCGTCTCAGCTGGCTGGCCGACTGCTGGCCGAGGTCTACACCCACGCCCACAGTGACGCCGGACGCGCCCATAGCCTCATAGTCCGTCACGGGCTCGCGGCCCGTGTAGTTCTCCGTCCCGCCGGACAGGCGCCGGCACGGGATGTAGCCCCTGCATGTCAGAGCTCCCTCGACAGTCTCGAGCCAGCGGAACACCTTTTCGTACTGAATCGACATTTTTGTAACTTCCTGCAATCAACTTTCTACATTTTTGTAACTTTTTATAGGAACTATGTCAAAAAGTTGACACTTGCGCAAGGGAAAAGTTTTTTGAAAAGTTGTTGACATCTTTTCCCGGAAAGAGTACCTTGTTTTTTAAGGGAATCGGGGGAAAGCCCGCTGCCCACGGAAAAAAGTTTTGAAAAGTTGTTGACAAAGTTCTTGAAAGGCGTAAAGTACTTTTCAAGAGAGAGAGAAAAAAAAAGAAAAGCCTCTCTCAAAAAAGGGGAAAAAAGCTATGACCACCACTACCACCACCGAGAAGCTCATCACCGCCCTTGAAGAAAAAGGCTTCAAGCGCTGGACTAAGGGAGATAAGGACCGCATGTACGTAGACGCCGAAAAGCTTGGGCTCAAAGTCCAAAAGTACGGATCCGGCGCTGTAAAACGCGCAGAATGGCAGGGGGGAAAGATTTCCAACCGCGAAGGCGCCTCCATGCTTCATGCTAAGACATATCTTGACCTCACGGACATGTCCGTCCATAGCGACGACAGCGATCTTCTCGCCGCCGCAGAAGCTATCATCGAAGAGTGCCGCGCCAGCCTCGAAGAAGAGGAAAAGAAGGAAGAAAAGGAGACAGCTATGCTCACCGACACCACCATCAGCGCTATGCAGGAGCTTTACCAGGGCATCAGCTACGACGCCCGTATGGACTACTGCACAAAAGAGATGGCCCAGAGTATATGCCGGCACACACTCGCAAAGGAGGCCGAAAGGCGAGGTGTCGCAGACCCCAGTATGATGAACCCCGCCACGGGGTCTGTAGACAAGCTCAGTGGCTGGATGTGTGACTATATGGAGCTCACCCCCGAAGAGTGGAGTGGGCATTACTTCACAGACGCCGGACTTATCGAAGTCCGCAAGGGCTCCGCCGGCGCATGGGAAGAAGCCGACGACTAGCACAGAAAAGACCCCTTACGGAGCCTACGCACAAAAGGAGAAAAGCCATGATCTACATCAGCAATACCGGTCCCCGCTACTACACCAAGGCCATAGAGGCGCCCCATGAGTAAGGGCGGAGCCCGTGAAGGGGCCGGACGCAAGCCATCCCCGAGGGCGGCCGTCCAGATACGACTACACCCTGAGGACTACGAAGTACTGAAGAAGGCCGCTGAGGCGGCTGGGCTCAAGCCCTCCACTATGGCTAGAAAGATAATTCTTGCCCACCTGTACGCGACAAGATAAGCGAAGGCCCCGCACACGCGGGGCCCTTCCTTTACATATGCTTCACGCGATCCGCTTCCTCGGCGCGCTTCGCGTCGTTGAAGCGGTCCAGCGTGCCGACAAGGTACATAAATGGACTGTTACTTGCCCCGTAGGGCCTCCGGCGTTCAGTCTCTGCATTCCGATAAGATACCGTCCATCCGCGGATGTAAGCGCGGCGCTTTTTCAGCCTCGCCCTGTACTGTTCAGCCCCGCCCCCGAGACGTTCCGCAAGAAGGCGTGCCGCCGCACACAGACTGGGAGCTGACATAGTCTCTCCATCTCTGGAGAGAGTGACACCTACGCTGATGCGTGCGTTCCACGCCTGGCAGTTAGCGATGCACCGGCTGATTGTCGCTGCACTCAGGGTGCGGTTACGCATCTGCTGGGAACGGGTTACATATCTCAGGTTGCTGTAGTGGTTGTTATGCGAATCGCGGTCGATGTGGTCGACCTCCATACCTTCCGGGCACGGCCTGAGCCAACATTCCGCGACAAGACGGTGGATCATATGCCTGCGCACTTTCCTTACGCCATTCAAAGTACAGCACGTCCATGCAGCGTAGTAACCTGGGTGGGAATGGTGCGTGTCGAGTTTGATTGCAATCTGCTTTTTGCTCTTTGCGTTGCGCATGATGCGCCCGTCTTCGCTGATCTCATACAGATATTTTAAGGACGGTATTTTTCGAAACTCAAGGTTTGACTGTGTCATCTCTTGATCCCCATGCTGGAATTATTTGATTTCTGCTCCATTTGCTGGACGCCACCAGCATAAAGCCGGGAATATCCCGGACAGCCGGATGTTTTCAGGCTTGCCTGTCAGCAACCTGTGATTCTTCTGATGCGCTCGAACTTCACGCCCTTGCCTACGAAAATGTGTTTATTTGGCATGTTAATACTTTTCATTTTTCAGCTCCTTCACGATTTTCAAAAGTTGGCGGTTGCAGTGCCGGCACATACGGCCGCAGAGGATGCTCCACCCGCGCGCGGCTTCCGCGTCGTCCCCGTCTACGCTTTCGGGGCCTGACATCCCGCAGGAGGGGCAGGCGACAGTGCGCCCGCCCCCGTCAGTATCGGCAAGGTAGACGTCGGGGCAACCGCAGTAGGGGCATGAATGCATTTTCACGGCGCGTACTAGTCGGCGGCGATATTACAAATAAGCCCGAACCCGAGCACGACAAGGGCAAGCCCCAGTATTGACGTAAGTAATCCAGAGTTGGCAAAACAAAGAATCCCGAGCCCGATCAGGAAAATAGCAGTATACAGTATAAGCGGAAGTAATCCACACGCAATCAGCGCAATAAAACACCAAACAATCAAACAAAAAAACACAAAACCAAGAATAATGCTAAACATATTAACACCTCCAATGCCAAGAATTATACAACAGCCAAAAAATAACACAAAAGGAAAAAACACTGGCCGCCATGCCGAGTGAAAGGATCATGACACGTCCTCCAGTCTCAGCATCCCGGGCTCACGCTCACGCTGGAGGGCATCCCACGTACGCGGAGACAGCCAGAGGCATTCTTTCGTCTTTTGATTCTTGAATGTATGGTGCTGGTGCGTCTCCATATACCAGCCGGCCAGCTCATCAGCGTACAGCCTGTTCTCGTATCCAGACAGCACTACATACCCGCTGACCTTTTTGAAGGCGCCAGGCATGGCCTTCTGGTCAACGTCAGCTCTGTATCTGAAGGAATACCCGCAGTTATATGGCGGATCCAGATACCACAGCGTATCGGGAGAATCATAGTGCGGGATTAGCTCCAGCGCGTCTTTATGCTCTATGACCACAGAACGGAAACGCTCCGCAATCTCACCCATTTTTTTAACGTGGTTTACAGAAACCTGCGCGTTTTTTCTGATTTTTTTACCGTCGGAGGCAAACCCGGACCGGCTTTCGGAAACCGCCATTCTCATGCCGCCCCCCATACCCGCCCGGCACACCAGAGCGCGCGCCCTCTCTATGTCATCACCTTCCGGCATGGGGTAGAAGCTATAGTACTCTTCTCTGGCGTACGGCGTCAGCTTCAGCCGCCGGATAAGCTCCGCGGCTTTCTCCTTGTCGCGTAACACCCTGAAAAAGTTAACTAAATCGCTGTTCAGGTCGTTATACACCTCCAGCGGCGAGGGCGTCTTGTTAAGAAGAACGCCAGCTGCGCCGCCGAAAGGCTCAATATATATCTTATGCCTGGGGAAACACGAAATGACCCATGAAGAAATTTTCACTTTCCCGCCGGGATATTTAAACGCCGTCAGCACTTTTCCTTCCTCCAGTCCCCCCGGCAAAAGCGCCAGACGACACAGAGCAGGTCAAGCGCTTCATCCATGACGCGCGCCTCCCCCTGATTCTTGTTGAGCGCCTGACAAAGTTCCCCGTACTCTTCACCGATGACGCCGACTCCCTGATATATGCCGTCGGAGAAGTCGGGATGCTTTATCTCCGCGGCCTTCACGCGGTCGGCCAGCTTCAGCAACAATGAGACATCGAGTCCCCTTGATCCCAGCCTCCCAGAAGGGGTGACAAAAGTGATAACATTACAGCTCATTGCCATCCTCCCGGCCCGTCTTCGGGGCTATACGCCCCGGGGCATAGTCCACACCGCCAACGCGCTCGCATCCGGACATAGCGGCAGCACACTCAGCACCGCAGGCCGCGTATCCGGCAATGTCCACCCAACTGTCTGTGTGCCGGGGATTCCCCTCCACGCGGGCGAGCTTCAGGAGGATCATCATGGCGGCCACATCCGCGGTGGAGATGTCGCACCCGGTGTAGCGGCTCCACAGGGCCGCGATAAGGGCGAAACTATCTTCGGGGTGCCCGTATTCACGGGCCCGATCTGTCAGTACGGCCTTGCCGGCTGCGTCGAGGCACTCTTTCCTGGTCATATTTTTATCTCCTTTTGTTCAATTTTTTGTCCGCGGCTCCATGCCGCGTAAAGACTGATACCTAGGCGGACGGCTATCTCCGCCCATGGGGCACCCTCCTGTCTCAGAGAGACAAGCAGGGTATCCATCTTCTGCGTCCATCGTATCCTGGCTTTTCTCCGCTTCTTCAGGGCAGGCACGACGCCTTCACTCTGAAGGACGCTCCACCTGTGCTGTGCCTCTTTCCTCGAGCGCCCGCATAAGGTGCCTATCACGCTCCACGAGTAGCCAGCGCCTACCAGATGGGCAAGGAGGGCGTCTCTGTGTGGCGTCCATCCGTATGTACGGTGGCTATCTGTCAGCATGCCGCCTCCGCAGTCTGCCGCGCAGGGCATCCAGTCCAGCCCCGAGCAGTGCACCCAGCGCGAGCGAGACCAGACACGAGGATAAAGACATCCCCACGCGAGCGGCGCAGAAGACCGCTACAACGACAACCACAGACACAATCGCCAGCTCAGCGGCCATCAGCCGGAATGCCTTTTTACTCTCTGTGCTATTCATATACCCTCCAGACGCCCAAAATCGCCCCGTGTGGGCTTTCCTTGCGTTTTCCGACTAACCACAAGCGGCCATGATAAAATCTCACTGTGCGGGCCCATACGTCACCGTATCCATATCAGAGGCATCACCCTTAGGAGCGTATCCTCCCCTGCTCCTCAGGCGGTCCCAGCACGCAGGACAGCGATAGTCTGTCGTAGGCCGGCCGCAGTCGTGGCAGCGGCGCATGTACCTGGTGATTTGTCTGTAGGACGCCTTGCCGCGCAGGATGTCCTTTTTATCCGTCGGCTCAGGGAAAAGCTCGCTGTGGGCGCGTATGTAGTACCGCACGGTATCTGCTTTCTTGTGGAGCTGCTCCCCTATACTCCGGTAGCTTTCTCCGGCGGCATACATCCGTGCGGCGGTCTCCAGCTCATCCTCACTCCACCCTTTCATGCCCATAGCCCCTCCATGTATCTGATGACTGTATCTCTGGCTTCCTGCCAGCCGTAGCATACGGCCGTGGAGTAGCCCTCGAGCTTCAGCGCCAGAAGGGCCGTCCTCTGAGGGTCGGAGAGGAAGCCCCCTTTCCGGCGCTTCATCTCGATCCAAAGCCCGTGCCACTCCCCCCTGGCTATAGCCAAGAAAAGGTCGGGGATACCCGCTCTCACGCCCTCGGCATGGAGGCGCGCTCCCGTGGTTGTGGTGCGTTTTCCGCCGTTCGGTATCGCCATGAGCAGGAAGTTCGGCATGTGCCGGGCCTTGGCGTACAGATTCCACCACTCGATGAGCGCGGCCTGCTCCTCGTGCTCTGTGGGGGTGGGAGTCTTAATACTTCCACGAGTCATCGTACCCGCCTCCCTGCTGGTGCCCCTGCCCCTGCTGCTGGTCATCGTGGCCACCGTGGCCACCGAGGGACTGTACTCTCTGGGCCTGCACGTACCAGGACACGGCGTCTCGCCCGTCCTTGGTCTGGTACTTACGTGACAGATACCGCCCCTGCACGAGGACCTGACTTCCCTTGTGCAGATACTTCAGCACAAAGTCCGCCGTCTTTCCGCCGCACGTCACACTGTGCCAGGTGGTGCGCTCCACCTTCTGGCCGGACTGGTCACGGTAGCCGTCGTCCGTGGCCACGGAGAGACGGGCGAAGCTGCTCTGTCCGGCGTGCACCTCCTCGGGGTCACGGCCGAGAAGGCCGATGAGGGTGACGTTGTTAAGCGACGCCATGGCTTGCCTCCAGTCTCATATCCTTGCCGGCAAGGACGAGAAGCTGCCCTCCGCCCTCTGCGAGGCGCGAGAAGAGAGAGAGACCAAGCAGCTCGCGGAAATGGGTCTTGTCCAGGTTCGAGATGAGAATCGTGGGCTTCATGTTCTCGTAGCGTCTGTCAATGACGTCAAAAAACATGAAGCGCTCCGCCGGCGTCCCGTACTGCCTCCCCACCTCGTCAATCACGAGCAGGGCCGGCTTCACGAAATCGGCCATGGCCTGCCGTTCGCTCACAGTCCGCGACATGTACGTCTCCTTGATGCGGCGGAAGATGTCCGCCTCCCTGACGTACACGGCGGGGAAACCCCGGCTGATGACGGATCGCACCATCGCGGCGGCGAGGTGCGTTTTTCCTGTACCGGGGCGTCCGAGGATGCAGAGGCTCCGGCCGGTTTTCATCGTGTCTTCCCATCCGGTCACGGCGTAGCTCATGCATGCGCGGAGGGCCATTTTTTGTTCGTCCTCGTCTGTGCGGAAGTTCTCAAAGCTCCGGTTCGCGAATCTCGGCGGGATACAGGCCTGACCCATGAGCTGCTCAATGCGCCATGCAGCAATCTCGGCGCGGGCGTTGGCTTCTTCGTGGAGATCCTTCTCGAGCTGAATCTCTTTCTCACACTCGGGGCACCGGCTCCAGATTTCTTTGTACTGGCAGGGGAGGAGGTACGAGATGTAGTCTCCGTGCCTCTGGCATATAGCCGGGCGCATATCCTTTGCCCGGAAAAGGGCTTCCATTTTACGCATTTGCTTTCTCCTTCAACGAGTCAAAAATCGAACCAAAGCCCGAAGACGTGTAATCCTGGTCATGCTCGTCCACGTAGGGAGTGGACCCGTTCTCGTCCGGGGCGTAGCTCTTCGCCGGCGCCTTCTCCGGCACGTCGTCCCAGCGTCTGTCGTGGAGCCAGTTGCTCATCATGGGGACGTAGCCGCGCTTCCATCGTCGGTCCTCCGCCTTGAAGCGCTCGATGATGTCAGCAAGGGCGTAGGACTCAGGGACGATGTGCCTTGCCTTGAGGTAGGCGTATTCTCTCCACGCCTTCTCCTTCCCCTGCTGTACAGGCCATAACGAGAAGACGTAGCAGAACTCTTTCCACGCAGGGTTGCCGTGAGTGGTATCTGCCTGCGGGGGTGTAGCCGGGTCCGTGGTCGTATCAGGGGCCTGCGGGGGATCCGTGGCTGGGGTCTCAGGCTTAGGCTCTGGGTCAGGCCCAGGTGCCTCTCTTGCCTTCAGGGGCGAAGTCTGTGCAGGTGTACTCACACCCACACCCTGCTCCCCCTGGGGGGTAAGGGGGGTGTATTTAAGATCTTTAATCTCTTTTATCTTATCTCTGTTATCTCTGTGCGTTACAGCGTTACACTGCGTTACATGTAACGCATCGCCTGCGTTACAGTGCGTTACAGCGTTACACTGCGTTACAGAGGAAGAAGGATCTGCCAGAGGCTCCTGCTTATCGGCGGAGGCGTCAGCGGCAGTCCCTTCACTCTTCGCCTTCTCCCGGAGGCGCCGGACTCTCTCCGCAGTCTGCTCGCGCTTGCGCTCTTCCCGCGTCTGTTCCTCTGCCTCGCCCTGCTCTTCGTTCCATCCGACAAGACGATCATCTTCATCGATGACATGCCGCTGCCTCAGGAGATCGTAGACCTTCCGACTCGTGCCCTCCTCCAGATCCCACACGCAGTCGCTTCCATCGAAATCGAAGCCTTCCACACTGCCGCGTGGGTCGTTGCACGCTGCGTGTTCACAGAGATTCAGGTACACGAGCTTTATGTCTCCTGCCCGCATCCCGCTTTTTTTTGCAAGCATCATAAAAAGAAGCGTTCTGGGCTGAGACATAGCCCAGCGAAACCATGGGTACTTGTATCGCACCTCACTCCTCCTCACAGAATCTGTTCCAGCCGGCGATGTTCATTTAGCAGCAGCGGGCCAGAGGTCAGGCCGTATTTGACAAAGCGGGATTCCGAAGGTGCGGTTGTACTTCACCGCTGACTCCGCTGAAACAACGCGCAGGTTATGACAGTGCGCGTAAACGACACTGCGTGCGCTAAAGCCAGCCATTGCGGCCATTTTTGCATACGAGAGGCCATGCTCCGTCCGATATTGGTCAATGATGTTCATACACATGCCTTATTTGTTATCATTTGATTACAGATAAGGCAATAAATTTTTCATTGTCCTTTGCCGATAACGCTTGAAAGCCCTACGAAAAAGGCAAAGGAGAGCGGCATGGACAAGTGGGAGAAAATGGCAAACGACGCTTGGGAAGTGATTATCAGTGACGTCCGAAAGCTATGGGACGGTGGTAAAAAAATGACGCAAGAAGCGATTGCTCAAAAGCTGGGGCTGAGTAAGCGCGGCGTTGTCAATATGTGGCTGCAGGGGAATCGAAAAGCAACAAATGCCCCTTTGGCTGCGCTTTTCAGGTACCTAGAAAATTTGGGGCTTAACCCTTTGGACTTTTTCCCTGCAGATACAACGATTCGCCGTCTTGATGAACACTCTCCGTCCGAGAAGGTGCAGGGGAGCAATCTTCCGACTGTGCCTCTCATGGGCGAGACAGGAGCCGGGGCCCCCTGCGAGCTGTTCAACGTGGCCAGCGAAACGATGATCCAGATCCTGCCCCAGTATTACCGGCAGGGCATGGCCGCGCTCCTTGTCCGCGGTGATTCCATGGAACCTACAATCAAGAATGGCGCCATCGTCGGCATTGCTCCACTCCAGGGGGACGCTACGGAAGGCGGGGTCTATCTCGTGAGCATCCCGTACTTCGGCCGTGTGGTGAAGCGGCTGCGTCTTTCTAGGGACGGGCACCTGCTGCTAATTTCCGATAACCCCGACTACGAGCCAATCGCCGTAAATCCTGCCGAGCAGGAGAAAACGGTTCTCGGGCAGGTCGTCTGGGTGCTACAATCGGTGTAGGGTATGAAGAGAGTGATGCTTGCCAGGGCGATATATGTAATAGCGATCACCCTGTTATTTTCTTGCTTGCTCAGCCACCTACGGCTTTTCCCGTACAATACTGCTACAGTATTTATGATTACTTTTTCTTGACAATGTTATCTAAAGACTACATAACAGCCCCACGAGCAAATAAATTAGCTCAGGAGGCCAGAATGTACACCGCCACAGAACGTTTTTCCGACGCGTCCGCCCTACTCTCCGTTATCGAGAGCCGCACGGTGCGCGAGGGGCGCAGAGCCTTCGCTTGGCAGATGGCCGAGAGGGCCAGAAGAACCCGCCGCGAGCGCATCATTGAGATAATCACCACCACGATTGCCGCCGTGGCGTGGGTGGCATGTGTGATACTCACCAGCGGTATGCTCTTTATCGTGGGCACAGAATAATTTTCCCGCCCCGGATTGGCCGGAGCGGGGCGCGGTACGCCGAAAGCCGCGTAAGGGAACGGGGGGCCGGAGCCGTCACGAGAAGAGATTGCCCGGCCCCCTCAAGGAGAAAAAATATGTATCACGTAATCATCACGGGCAACCCAGACGGGTTCTCAGAATCTGCCATGGCAAGGAATTTTACACGGCGCGGCCTTATCCGGTTCCTCAGCCGGCACGTAAACAAGCTTGTACATTGCGAATATGTGGCCGTGTCGCGCGACTACGGGCCAGCGTGCCCCGTCAACTTTTGGCTCGTTGGGAGACGGCACATGAGTGACCGTATCCCGACGAATAGAATTTACGCCCTTAGCAGCTACTAAGGGCGGGAGCCATGCGGTTCCTCCCGCAATTGAACCAGGCGGGGCCTCAGCGCCCCGCCCAACCAAGGAGAAAAAATGACAACAGGGAAAATCATATATGACCATCCGGCAGCGGAATACTTCGCCGCCGAGGGGCTGAACAATACATCTATAGGATACATCCTCGAGTGCCCGGCCCTCTACAAGGCACATCAGACCATGGAGGAGACGCCCAGCAAGGCCTTCCTTCTCGGCTCCCTCCTGCATGCCATGGTCCTCGAGCCGGACAAGGTGGCCGAGCGGTACTCAGTCTGCCAGAACCCCGGCACCACCAAGGCCGGAAAGGAAGAGCGCAAGGCCCTTGCCGAGAAAGGCATCACGGCCTTCTCCGGAGAAGACTGGAGCCAGGCACAGTCTATGGCGGGCTCCCTGCTCACGACGTGCCCGGCCACGGCGAAGCTCCTCGCCCTTGCCGGAAAAAGCGAAGTATCCCTCTACTGGGAAGAGACCGTTGAGGGCAAGCCTCTTCCCTGCAAAGCCAGGGTCGACAGGCTGACACAGCTCCCAGACGGGTCATGGCTCGCCATCGACCTCAAGACGACCGCCGACACGGTGAAGCCATCGGAGCTTTCCCGCAAGGCATACAACTACGGCTACCACCGGCAGGCCGCATGGTACACCCGCGGCCTGAAGGCGTGCGGGATCGAGGCCCCCTTCATCTTCTGTTTCGTCTCAAAGCAGAAGCCCTACCTCGTCACCCCGCTGTCCTTCACGGCTGAAGCGCTGGCGCTCGGTGATGACCAGTGCATGAGAGCCTGCCGCACCCTGATCCACTGTCAGGAGGACGACGAATGGCCGGCCTACACGACCGGCATTTATGAAGTGGATCTGCCAGAGTGGGCCTACTATCAGGCCTCAAAATAAGGAGAAAAACGTATGAGTACGATGAACAATAACTTACCTGACCTCATCATGAGGTCGAAGCCTCAGTTCGCTCTCGCTATAGGTGGCAGCACCCCAGCCCAGAGGCAGGAGAGGGCCGAGCGCTTCACCAGAATCTGCCTCACGGCCATGAGACAGACACCCAAGCTCGCACAGTGCGAACCGGCCTCTATCCTCGGGGCCATGATGACCTGCGCGCAGCTCAATCTCGAGCCAAACACCCCGCAAGGCCTCGCCTACCTCATCCCCTACGGCAGGGAGTGTCAGTTCCAGGTAGGCTACAAGGGTCTCATGCAGCTGATGTATCGGAGCGGGGCTATCGCCTCCTTCAACGCCGATGTGGTCTATCGGCAGGAGGTCGAACAGGGGCTCTTTGAGTACGAGAGCGGCATTTCTCCCCGTATCAGCCACAAGATCGACCTCCTCAATCCCGAGGCCCGCACGGGTAAGCCCGAGGACGTCATAGCCGCATACGCCGCCGTCGTGCTCAAGACGGGAGAACCGATTGTCCGCCTCGTCACCAAGATGGAGATTGACCAGGCACGGGCCCTCAATCGGGGCAGCTCTCCGGCATGGCGTGACCATTACGCGGCTATGGCCATCAAGACGGCCATTAAGCGTCTCTCCGCATGGCTCCCCGTAACCAAGGTCGCCGACGCCTTCGCGGCGGAAGAGGCCACCGCTCCCGCTGAAGCCGTGGTCGAGCATGAGAAGCCCACTCCCGCGTCCACGGTGGCCGCGATTAACGCCATGCTGGAGCACGAGCCCCAGCCCCAGCCCGCGGAAGTCACCACCGCGGAAAAGGAAGAGTCGGCTACGGCTGAACAGGCTGAAGAAAAGCCCGCGGAACAGCCCGCCCAGAAGGCTGCACCCAAACCCGAGCCCGAGCCTCAGCCCGCCAAGGCCAAGGGCCCGGGGGAAAAAATCAAGTGTCCCGACACAGGCAAGATGGTCGATGACGTGACCGACTGCCCGAACTGCCCTCATCGGCAGGGATGCCCTCAGTGGGACTAAGAATGAATGACAGGCGGGGTGACGAGCCCCGCCAACACGAGGAGAACCTTACCATGGAAAAACTTTTCAAAAAAATCCAGAAATACAAGGACAGTATAGATGGTCCTTTCTTCTGCATCCTGTCAGACGCTCACGCGACAGCCTCTCTGGCCAAAAATGTGAGCGCTGGAGTTATCCTCAAAGACTGCTTCGACGCAGTATGGGAAGCCAGGAAAGATAAAGACGTTACGCCCGCCACATACATGGAATTCGTAATGTTTTGCGCCTTAGCTTTTTTGAAGGAACACGACGGGAAATTAACAGCAGAAGACGCCGCTATTTTCAATCATTTGAGCCAGGAACTGGCTGACTTCGCTAAAAGCCGAAAGGCCTACTAGGAGCGCAAGTGATGGATGAAATACATAAAAAAATAGAAGACTACGTGAAAAACGTGGAAGGGCCCTTCTTCTGCATCATGGGCGGAGAGGGCGACATGATAGAAGTATGTAAAGACATCACCTTAGAGGAGATCACCTTCAACTGCCTCGAGGGCATATGGGAAATGCAGAAAACGCGAAAAGATGATGTAGCCGCGTATGCCGGGCTCCTTTTCATCTGCGTCCTTGCTTTCGCGAATATGCATAACGTGAAAATTCGCGAAGAAGACCGCCTGGCCATCAGGAACACCGCGCTGCACATCCTCGAGGACTGTGACTCCCCGTCGGGAACAGTCCTTCAGTAAGGAGTAGACAATGGGATTCACCGCCTCATCATGCAGTTTTACGCGATTCCGCGTCATCGAACCCGTTCCGGACGGGCTCTGGGCTGAAATTCCCCAGCTGCTCAAAAATGGCGCCTTCCTCGACATCGACGAGAGCGCCGAGTCACAGGCCGACGGCTGGGTCAGCTTCGATGACTATCTGGACACTACCTGGCAGGCAGGCCCGCCACAGAAAGGCGATTACATCGCCTTCTCTCTGCGTGTGGATATCCGCCGCATTCCCGCGGGCGTCCTCCGCAAGCATCTCGTTCTCGCGCTGAAGCGGGAAAAGGCGGAAAACGAAAAAAACGGGAAGAAATTCATTTCCCGCGAACGCCGCAAGGAGCTGAAGGAACTGGTGCAGATTTCCCTGCGCAGGCGTTTTCTGCCCGTTCCCAGCGAGTTCAACGTCATCTGGAACACCGCGAACAACGAAATCTGGTTCGCCTCCACGCAGGAAAAGGTGATTGAGCTCTTTGTGCAGCGCTTTCTCGCCACCTTCGAGCTGCACATTGAGCAGCTGACACCCTCTGCGCTGGCTCTGTCCATGCTCGGGGATGCCGCGGAGGAAAAAATCCATAGTACCGACACGCCCGACGAATCCCCAAACGGCATGCTGGGGCAGGATTTCCTTACCTGGCTCTGGTTCAGGTCAGATGTCGTCTCCACCTTTTTCCTCGCTGGCAACGCCCAGCCCTTTCAGGTTTCCATGGAAAAACGCGTGACCGTGACCAGCTTTTGCGGGACCGATCGGGAAACAACGTCCATGGCGACGTGGGTCCCGGGCGAGTCTCTGCTGGAGGCCCGTGTCGGACTCCGCCGCGGAAAGAAGGTCACCAGCGCCCTCATCCATCTCACAAAGGACGACTTCGGGTTCGATGTTTCCGTGAAGGCCGCTGACTTTTCCCTCAACGGTCTGAAGACACCCAAGATTGACAAGTCCGACCGTGATGATGATCCGGATGCGCTCTTTCTGGAAAAAGTTTTCCTCATCGAAACCGCCGTTACCCTCCTGGACAGCCTCTACCGTCAGTTCCTCGGCCTCCGGCTCGACGAGGGCAAGTGGAAGAAGACGACGGACGAGATGATGAAGTGGATGGGGGAGGTGCTGGCATGACAGCGAAGGAGCTGGCGCGGGCCGTATGGCCCTACATCAACGACGAGAAAAGGCAGAGGGCTGTCATAGCCATGGATGAGGGAAGAGTCTTCACGTACATACCAGAAGGGATGGATTACAGACTGATAGCTCAAAACTTCACCCACGCCCTGATGGCCATCCTCGAAGGGGGGATGGATACAAGGAAGGCTATGGAGACGGCCATATCAGCCCTCGTAGCTGAGGCCATGAAGATGCAGGGAGGACGCGATGAGATGCCCAGGTAACTCCATCGCCCACCGCGACTGCTGCATCGGCGTGAGCTTCCCGCTGGTCGCCCTGGAGAAATTCCCCGGCTGGAGAAAGAAGCCCGCCCGTCTCATCGAGGCGCAGAAGGCCCTCATGGAGATACAGGGACTTCTGGAGGTGGGAGCCCTCACCGCCGGAGAGCGCCGTGACATGCAGGCCGCGTGCGAGGCGGCCGCCGACGCCATAGATGCCTATGACGCCGATCATAGCCAGACGAGGGATGACGCCTATAGCTCTTGGTGCGTCATGTGGTTTTTAGGTGACGAGGCCTACGCCGACGCCCTCTATTACGGAGGCTTATGGAAGAAGAGGCCCGAGCTCTGGATAAAGGCAAAGCACCTCATCAGCCTCACCTCGGATCGGCTCTACCTTCACCATCAGGCAGAGGCCGAAGAGGCGGCCCGCATCTGGCACTGCCACGCTTCCCCGAGGAAGGCCCCTGGTCTGGAGGACATATGGGAGAAGTGAGCGAGCTGACTACTCTGCGGCAGATCCGGCTTGACATCCAGCGTCACCGGAAGGCTATCGCCGAGCTGGAGAAGAAGATGGATGACCTGCTGGAAGTGAGCAGCACTACTAGACCCTCGCGCAGAAAAACGATAAGTGCGTCTGATGCGGCGGCCCTCATCCGGGAAGGAAAACTCCGTGAGCGTTTATCAACGTAACGACGGCCGTTTTGTTTGCAAATTCAAGGAAGGCAATATCTGGAAACAGAAGAGCTTCCGCACCCGAGAGGAAGCGGAAGCCCTTCAAAAGGAAAAAAGCTATGACGAGCGAAGTAATAACAGGCTCACTGTGGCGGAGTCAATTCTTCTGTTCCTGTCGCGCACGAAGCATGCCAGAACCACAGAAGGCTACTACGCGCTTGTTCTGTCGCGCATGGGTGACAGTATGGCCTCAAGATACGTAGACAGTCTGACACGCCGTGACCTGGAACACTTCAGGGATGTGTTACGGCAGGAATGGAATCTTTCGGCATACTCAATTAATCGCCACGTGCAGAAACTCCTTGCGGCATGGCGGTGGTGTGCGAGTGAAGACTTCCTTGAAGCTGTGCCGTGGGAAAAGTACAGGCATCTGCCAGAGGGACCACACAGCCATTGGTGCGGAAGTTTTGACGACTTCCGCAAAGTATACGCCTTGTGTGCTCCCGCGCTCCAGTGGGCTATACGCACATGCCTTGCCCTGTGCCTGCGTCCGGGGAAGGAAGTCATCAACCTTAAATGGCGGGATATTGACCTTGCGCACGGCAGGGCGTCTGTCTGGATGCCAAAGACACGCCGGCAGAAGGTTGTTTTCTGTCCGCGCTGGTGGCTGGACGAGGCCAAACAGAAAGCTCAGGGAAGGAATCCGGAAGAACCTGTCTGCCCGTCCCCGCACGGAAAGCCGTACTCCACGATAAAATACTTTTGGCATATAGCCTGCCAAAAAGCCGGCGTTGCCCGGTTCCCCATGTACACCGTCCGGCACATGGCTGCCAGCCTGATGCTGGAGGCGGGAGCTGATATAGCCGCCGTCGCCGCGCAGCTCGGACACAAAAACATCACCACCACCGGGGCCTTCTACACTCACGCAGTGGCGGGGGCTCAGGAGAGAGCCGCGCAGGATTTGCCCGCTCTCCCCTCATGATTGGTGCAGAATGGTGCAGGTTTTTAAGCTAACCCACTGAAAACAGGGCATAAGGCGCTAAATATACTGTCCCGGGACAGGAACGCGTATTTAGTGAAAATTCAATGACTTACAACACATCCTGCACCAAACTTATGGTGCAGTCCGGAAAAATCCGCCGCATAGAGCCCCGAAAGATAGTCCCTTTCGGGGCTTTTCCTGTCTATTCGTCCGCGTCAAGAAGGGCCTGCACGGCCGCTCTCCAGCGTGTGGGTACTTCGTCAATAGTCATGCGTCCGGTTTTGATCATGCGATAATAAATCTTAGCCATTTTTAGCCTCCAAAAGAGCGATTCTCTGTTCCAGTTCAGCCGCGTAGGCGGCGAGGTCAAGGGCAGCCGCATCCGATTCTTCTTTGTCGGAAGAGGACGTCATGCCCAGCTCCGCAACAGCGGCCTCAAGGTCGGGCACTCTGGCCGCCTCGGTCTCTGCCTGCTCGCGTTGTTCTTTTTCTGCGGTTATCTCATCCGCGGTCTTCTCTGGCCGCGTCAGCGATGCGCCGTCAGGAAGTGGTCCCAACTCCGCCATCTCCATGGACGCGCTGTTGAACGTAGCTCCTTTCGGCCAATACCGAACTCCCCGGTAGTCTTCGACTTCAGCCCACCCCGACCCGTTCCAGATGGCAGTGTATCCGGTGCGTTTGGCCGGAGGTGCCGTGAATGTGGCGTTAGCCGGGAGAAGGTACACCTCACGTCCTTCCAGCCGTGACCTTACAGGGTCTGGGAAACATGGTACCGGTTCAAGGAACTCATGTGTAGTTGTTGAGTACATGTATGCCTGCATAAAAAATCTCCTTATTCATACCGAATACAGGGAAGAAGGCAGAGAGCAGGCGGCTGAACTGTAGTGCTGCGCCCGTAAATTGGATTGTAACTGCTCGCTTTAAAATCTATGTCCGTATAAGACGTATTATTGTCAGCCGTCCGATAGAATCTTGTACCTGTTTTCCTTGCGGTAAAAGCACCGCTTACGCTCCAGAAACAGCCCATTTCGCCGGCGCTGTCACCGAGGTAGCCCTGTATATCCGGCAACCCGGCTTTCAATTCCGTGCCGACCTGAGAGCTGGTGCCCCACGGGACCTTGCCCATTAGATTTGGCAGTAGGAATATGTTTGGATCGCTATATTGCGGACTTTCGATTTTGAGATTCTCATCAAGGTATCGTGGCGTAAAAGTCTTACCGATGACGGCAAAAAGCGCGGCATAATCAGACGTGGACACGGAAGCCCCGTTGCAGGGAAGCCACCCTTCCGGAGGTGTGGGCATAGCGAACCAGCGAATCTCGCCAATGACAGCCCCACGCCGCAATGTGTTATCTGTGTCGTCGAGGGTATCACACTTGTTTTTTAACGCGGCCATGACCGCCCTGATTGCGTTGTTAATATTTTTAGCCGGGCAATGCTCGGCGATATTAATCCCGTCAATGGACGTGTTTTCGTCGGCTGTTGCCGACCAGTCGGATACACTCATCTTTCTGCCTCCGGTAGCTGTGTCCGGCTCTTCTCACTCTCATACGCTTTCCGGCAATGCTCGCCCTGCCAGAAGAGCATCGCGTCAATCACCCTGCGCGGCCATTTTCGCGCGCCCTCTTCCTGCCAGCGCCACGCGTGAGCGGAAAGCGTTTCATCGGCCCAGGCTTTTTCACCAAACAGGCAGGACACGAAGACATTCCCCAGCTGGTCAAGCGCAATAGCCAGCTGGTGAAGGTTATGCCGTAACATCTGCGTAACTGATAACAATAGCGTCCACCTCTTCTTTGGTCGTGCAGGCATCTATCTGCGAACGCAGCGCCCACTTGCGGGCATACAGGTTGTTGCCGTAGCTGATGAGCTCCAGCTGGATTGCCTTCAGTTGGTCAAGAGTGAGTTCTACCAGCTGATTGTCGAAAGTCATAAAGCTGACTGTATCCCTGCCCGTGGCGGTCATAGCCGTAATCAGGCCATCCACGTTTTGTTTCGCGGTTGTGTTCGCGTTGACCGTGTAGCCCACGGAAGACTTGATGCTGACAGAAGAAGAGACCTTGGCTTCTTCCATGGCGCGGTTGAGTTCAGCCAGCTTGCGGGCCTTCACGTTTTCAATCTTATTGTATTCGGCTTCCTGTGCGGCTTTTTCTTTCTCCCTTCTTGACTTCTCTGTGGTCCAGAACTGCACATAGGGAGCAACGGCGCGGTCATAGTCGGCCGCCGTGAGAAGCTCACCCGTGAAGCCGTCCAGCTCAAGCGTTCCGCTACCGTAATGCCACTGGATAGCGTGTACTTTTTCGTGACCCGCTACAGGCGGAAACTTGAACTGCATAGGGATACCGTTGACAGAGATAACGCCATCCCCGGGGATTACCGTGACATGTTCTTCCATCTTTTATTCCTTTATCGCTTTCATCGTGTTGTTGTGGTTAGCCTGAACAAGGCGGGGCTTACCGCTTGCCAATGTATAGAACTGCTCCCGCAGTGCGCGCCCTTCCTCGATATTCTCACACCGTGCGGCGCTCACTTCCGCCCCCACCTTGGATACTTCCCCGGCGAGCATGCCGGTGACGTTCGCCTGCTCCATGAGAAGCATAGGCGTAAGCGTAAAAGCGCACCCCTCGAAAGAGGCGTT